CCTTGAATAAACCTAGCTCTAAAGTTAGTATCTGAAAACTCAGTATCCGCCCATGTCCTTCCCCATAAATCAGCAGCGCCACCGAATGTAAGTGTTTCATCAGCCGCTGCGGTAAAAATAACGCTTTTGGTACTTGTCCATGTTGAGCCTGCATTCCAGGATAAACTTGCAGTCAGCGTAGCATTTAGTGTTGTTTTTTGACCTTCAACTGCCACCTCAATTCCATTGATAGTCGAACTCCCAGGCACCCCAAATGCAAACGTGCTGTATCGTTGCCTATCACCTGTTCCGACGGTTGAAGCATCTACGTCGTTAGAGGCAAAGACATTATCAGGTAATCCCCAATACGTGTTTACGCTTACGGTAGGGAATTTAAATCCAGTATCAGGCATCTTGTCTGTAGAAAATAGTAACGCTTAATGATGTTGGTGTACTAGATAATGCCGTAGTCTCAAGCCACACAAAGCTATCAGCAGGTACCGTAGCGTCATTAAAGGAAGTTACCACGTTTCCTGTTGTGGTTGAGTTGGCTACCGTTCCTCCGGTTACCACTTCATTACCTGCGTTATTACGGTCTGTATGATGTCTAATAGTTGTTGTTGCCGAAGTAGCACCTGTAATAACAAATACTATTTTAGTAATAGTGATCGCATCATCTGTGTAGAAAATTGAAGCGTCTTCCGTGGCCGTAGGACTGATAATGGTAATTGATTTACTTTGTACAGGGTTCAAGACAGCCTCTAAGGTTCCGTCGTAGAAGTTAAGCGTGTCAGAAGTAGTGTCGATACACATCTCTCCGGCTGCATCAACTGTTGTTCCTCCATCCCCGTTAGGTGCCTCGAATGAAGTTGCGCCGCCTAAATCTAACCCTCCGCCTATTAAAGCTAAAAGATTACTACTGTGGGTTAATGTAATATCGCCTGCATTCCAATTGATTATTGACCCGCTTGCAAGGTATAGGTCAGAGAACGCCTTATTAAGATCACCCAATGAGCCATTGTCATTGGTTACTGGTTGCACTGACCCTCCTACCTCTAGGTTAGCGTTTGTGAGAGTTAAGAAGCTCGTAGTAGCTGTTAAGGTTGGAACACCCGATATACCAGGCCAACTAAGTGTCCCTGTTGTTAAAATAAGGTTGCCGTCTAATCTCGTATTTCCTGCGTCTACCCATAGTGAATACGCATTCGTGATAGTGGCGGAACCAGCAGCAAGGGGTGAGTTGGCAATATAGACACTGGCGGCGTTAGTTACTGTAAGGGCACTACCTGCTGTTATTGTAGGTCGTGAGACGTTTAATAAATTAAACCCAGTGGCTGTGCTTATACTTGTTGATCCAGTTACAGTTGCTGTGGCCGCGGGAATATCAAAGGCATCCCAAATCACGGAGGCTCCCGAAGCCACCGTACCGCTAAGGACAAACTCTGACTCACGTGAGGCAGTAGATATTTTGCCTGTTGAGTGGGTAATGGTTGAGTCACCGTTGGCAAAGTTTATGACTGCACCGGAGGCCAAGAATAAGTCGCTCCACATCTTTGTCGCACTTCCTAATGCAGCAGCATCACTAGTGCCTAGGAGTAAAGCAGTATTTATGGCTACGGAAGATAAGTTACTTAAACTGACAAGAGCATAGTCTGTACTCAAACTTTCTATTTTATCGCGGACAGCGTTTTTACTTGGGGCAATCCCCGTCACTCCATTCCAACTAGTCGCATCGTAGGCAGTGTCACTGATAATGGCAGTACCTCCGACTGTAGGAAGATTGGTTGATTCAATATCAGTAAACCACCCTTTAGTTACACGTGAGCCAGTAGCTGCTAGAGAGCCAGTCATGGTGATACTTCCCGTTCCTACGGCTACGTTACCGGAATCATCTATTATGACTGCACTGCTCTGAATACCTTTTACTCCACCATCTCCGCGTACCACAGCGTTGTCAGTAATACTTGCAGCTGTAGTAACATCACCTGTTCCTCCGGCACTTGAGGCAATGGTTACATCTACTTCGTTATCAGTAGAATCATCAGTAACAGTTAAAGTTACGTTAGACCCCTCTATAAGATTAATTCGTCGTCGCTTAAAGTCACTCCCCGTGGAGTTTTTACGGACGATTGATTTTTGGCTCTTAAAGACAGGCATTATGCGTCAGTAAACTCAACAACTCTAGCTGCGCCAGTCGCTGACCCCCAAATACCATCTATAACCCCCGTGTATTGGAAGGGAACCTCATAGTAACCATCCTGATCTAATTTAATAGTAAAACTAGTTGCGGAAGCAGTAGCCCCTAGTTTCACATACAAATCAGCCGTGGAATCATTAAAAATGGCTGCCCCTAAGCGACTGGGGTTTGCGGCTAAGAGTGTGACCGATGAGGCAGACCCTGCCACGTTAGCGTGTGTACCCGTATCACTTGGAGCGGCTGCGATTACTGCGGCGACTAATAAACGCTTGGTAGTGGGATCAATTCTCAATAGAAGCTGCATCCCATCTTCCGCTGATGAGACACCGCCCATAGGAGCACCAGCACGATGGTTACTGGTTGGGGAGAATATTTCGTTTGCCATAAATAGGGTCTCGTTTGAGCATTAGAAATTGGATACGTTGCTCTTTTAGTATAGCCTGTTTTTGTTCTATTTGCTTTTCTCTAGCTTCTAAATGTTCTTCAAGTGCATCTTGTTTTACCTTTCGTTCGCTAAAAGCCCCTAGTAATTCATCAAAAGTCTCTGTAATTACCCCCAGGTTTTCTTTACCTGTCTGATCGAGTAACTCTAGGCTGCGCATCCGCCGAGACGCAGCCAAGAGCAACCCCATAATCTCATGCAGTACTTCCTGACTGTCCGCTACCGCCTTGGTCTGTATTTGTTCGGCCTTAGCAATTTCCTTTTCTAATCTAGCGAGCTTCTTGTCTCGTGCAGAGAGAGATTTATTCTCAGCTTTGTTCGCCTCATGCTCTTTATTCACCTTTAAGGCGAGCGTTGCTACTGCTTGTTTCTCCTCTTCTAGCTTGTCCCTTAGGCGCATAGCGTCATTCCGGGCTTTTGTGGATGCAGCAATGATTATACGAGCCTTGTCTTTAGCTTCTTTAACTAACACGTCACCTGACTGCCTAGCCTTCTCTTGATTTACCTGTAATTCACGATTAAGCTGCGTAATCTCTTTACGCTTAGTTTCAGCCACTTGTTGTAGCTTCTTTGCCTTTTGAGTCAGCGTATGTTCCACCCTTTGTGGTTCAAGCTGTTTCTCTTGTTTTTTGTGGTGGCTTGCGCCGTCTCGAATGTCTCTTAAAGAGCGCACATTTAATCACCTACAACTGCTCCATCACTGGAGAGAGGCCGCCAGAAACAGTAGAAGTCAATTACACCGGCAGTTATATCGGCAGTAGTAATAGTACCGATTACATCTAATCCTCCACCAATGGGATGAATTTGAGGCGTGAATCCTTCCGCTAGAACCGAAGTGTCGTCATGCCATCCTTCATTGACTGCAATTGCTGTAGCGGCGGCTACTTGGGCAATCAAGCTTGCGGTGCTACCTGCTACTCCTACTTCGATCGTAGCTGCACCAACTAAGGTTGTCTTACAGATACCAAACACATATACGAGAACATCCCCTGTCACCGTAAAGATAGTGAAGGGGTCTAGTGCTCCGCCATCGTCACCGATAGCATTAGCTGTTCCACCTAGAAAGGTGATTCTTTTACTAGCCTTGAACGGGAGCCAACCAGCTAAAACAGCATAGTTGGCGTCCCGATCTTGCGCTTGGTCGTACTTACTCATGAATGAATTATATCACTTTTCAAGAAAGTAGCTACCCTTGAAGATGGATTAGGTGTTATCGAAGAGTGTGCCAACAGCAATAATCGTGCCGACTTCATCAGTACCAGCAACGTAGTTATTAGCTGCGTAGACTTTTGAAGCGATAGGGATAGCCACGTTAGCAGAAGCGTCAGCTGTTTTCATGTGGTTTTCAACGATACGACCACTTGACGCAGTACTAGTGGTGATTACCAGAACCCCAACCGTACCGTCAGTTTGGCCTGTCTGCACATGGTTACGTACAACATCAAGTCCTAGCAGATCTGCCGCTCCAGCGGTCAAAAGACCAGCCGCAGTCGCAGCGTGGACGACATAGTTATCATAATACTTCAAGTCATTGTGTGCTGCCGCAGTGATTGTCAGTGCAAGTTGACCAGCGTCAGCGGTGCGTAGGTAGTTACGTTCCCAACGGCAACCATCGGAAATGTTAGCTGCTCCAAGTGTGTAACCGTTTATAAAGTTGAAGGTCGATGTAGCGAAGAACTCAATATCAAGGTATCTCGTGTTCTGTGCCGCAGTAGCGTGTAAGACGGCAGTTACAACGTCACCAACAGCAGCTTTCAAACGAAGATTCTGTAAAGTACAGTTTGCCGCTGTTACATTGATTCGAGAGTTAGTTGCTGCAAAAGTTAAGGTAGGTTTCATTGAACCACTACCAAGACCGATAATCGTTACACCAGCAACATCAAGAGTAGTACTAGTAGAGGTAACGGCTTCAGTGTGACCAGGAAGCATGATAATAACGTCACCGTTATTTGCAGTACATTTGCCAACAGTAGCGCCAAGTGTCGCTAAAGGCTGTACTTCGTCTTGACCTGTATTGGCTGTATCAGAGCCGGTCACTGAATTAACAAAGAAGATATTACCGAAGGTCATTAAACCTGCACCTTGTAGGTTTTTTAGAGCGAGCTTATGCCCATATCTAAGTGGTGATAAAAATTGTGCTAAATCTGACATAGTTTTAAGTTATTTATGAATAAACCCCTTCCAGGAAAGCAAGGGGCGTATCCTTGCGTATCCTGAATATTACTCCCCGAAGGGACTTTTAACTCTCGTCAATACGCCTATTTGATTGTCAAACTAGTCAATCGTCATGTGAATGTATCCGATTGTTGAGTCTACTGAAGCTACTTCACGGGAAAACCCGATGTATGAAGGTGCAGCATCAGTTTCAGCGGCTACCTTGACCGAACCAGCTACTGCAGCAGAGGGAACCACACCACCAATTTCGTTGGCTGTGTTGGAACCTGTGTCAAATAAGACACAAGTGTCTCCACCTGACTGCAACCAGCCGAAGCTAGAGGCGGCCAGTGCTGTCAAAGCTGCGCCTACTGCACCACCAGTCTGCGTAGTCACAGGGTACTGGATAACAGCGGCGTAGGGATTCTTACGAATGGTGATCTGTGAAGAAGTCGTAATCGCTACAGTTAATGGGCGGTCAAGCGTAATTGTGAGCGTACCAGTCGTGGACGCTTGCACATCGTGGGCTTTTACGCGGAATCTTTGGCCGATACCAGTTGAGGATTCGATCCATACTGAACCTTCACCAAAGAGGTTAGCGGTTACAGCTGTTCCACCAAGCGTGGCTTTGATTGAAGTTGCACCAATTGCAGCTGCTTCGGCGCATACCATCGAACGAAAGTTTGTGTCTTCAGCACCTTCTTGGATAAGGTTGCCAGCTACTAAAGCTCCACCTGAGCCCGCTTTTACATAGCGGAAGCGGTTACCGTATTTGTCTTGTCCTAATGTTCCTAGATTGTGCTGTTGCGTTGTCGAGGAATCGTATAGGGTCTGAGCGACTAAATTGACCATATGAGTGATTTCTTAATTAAGTGAATTAGACTCCAGTTACACCAGTCAAGCGGCCGTGGCGGCGAGGCTGAAAAGTAACTTCGTTTCCAAAGAGGTAAATGTGTCCAACTTTGGCATACTGTGCGACAGGTTTCATGAATCCTGAGAACTGTAGACCAGTGTTGTTGGTTGGAGCTTCACTGTAGGTACCGTCATGAGTTGCACCAAAGCTGACTTGTGTCATTTCTGGGTCTTTCGCACCGTACCAGTCGAGGTAGTTTTCGTTGATCATCCACACTGTTCCAGTTGGAGCTTTTTCATCAGCTACCCAAGGGATACCGCGGTAGATTACTGAGGTGAAGCCTTGGCCGCCCTTTAATTCGCCACCTGAAACAGGGGCAGAACTGGTGCGAGTCACCATTGGGTATCCATTAGCTTGGTAGTTAGCGTGGACAGTAGGAGTGAGCAAAGATTCGTAGAGGTTCCATTCTGCTTCACTTGAGATGATTACCGTTGGTTTCTGGCGAAGAGCCGAGCCACCGGAGACGGCAACATGTAGAGCACCCAACTTAGTTAAGGTCAATGTTCCACCCGAGGCAGTGCGAGTACCAGCTAGACTTGGGTAAGTTGAGCGGGAAAGTCCACCAATCGTTGTGACTGAAGTACCGTCATCAGCTAAAGCATCTAAACCGATAAAGTTCTTGTTTGAGTTACCAGTACCGTCTTGGTAGAACATAGTACCGATGTCATCAGCTGCATCCATGGCTGCTGAGTCAGTCTCAGCTTTCATCAAGTTGATTACTTGTGTGTCGCTGATACCGTTCACTAAGAGGTCGAGCCCTGGGATGCCAACTGGCATTTCATAGGCTCGTAAGTCGTAGTTCATCGTCTGACGAGTTTCAACTGCATCAGTCGAGTGCTGATCCATTCCGCTGAATGATCCACCAAGTGTGGACTTTACCAGCTTAACAGGGCGCTTTAAAGTCTCCCCTGACCATTTGAGACCGTTGGAAATGAAACGAAAGGTAGCGAAGTTATCCGAAAGGATGTTGTCGTATACCTTGGGTAAGATTTTGTCTTGAGTAACACTGGTTACTCGTGTTGAGAATGTCATTTCTTTTTTTTAGTTAATAAATAAAAAAAGCCCGCCGATTAACAGGGAGCCTTGAAGACTTCTATACACACTATTTACTTTGAGTTTACACTAACTCTTTCTGCCCTATTCCGTCAAGTCCATTTCTTCGCCTACCTTCCGTACCATTTGCTAATTCCATTAGATTATTGGCTAGTTCTAATACACACTCCTTTAAATCTTTCTTTTTTTCCTCGCGATATTTCGCATAGGCATCAGCTACAAGCTCATTCACTACAGAAAACTCGTCATCCCCTGAGTATTCTGGTGAATCAATGACTCTCGCCTGCATCGCTTGCTGTCGTTTATCAATCATTTTCCTACGTTCTCTTTAAGAAACTTCACACCACCCTTCAGGTTTTTGACAGGTTTCTTGATTCCTTCTTTCACATTTTGTTTTAGTCCTGTCCCAAATGTCTTTTTCATAGATCGGTCAATCATGGCTGCTGCGACGGCTGAGGTACCCGCGATAGCTCCAATTCCTGCAAGCGTTCCTACTAATCCTGTAGTGCGACTCATAAACTTGCCGGTTGATTTGTTTTTCAAAGTTGCTTTAGCTCCACTGGCCATTACCTTACGTGCTGCTCCGGCACCAGCAAGATAACTTGCCGCTGCGAGATGATCGGGCAAGGCTGCTTTTTGGGCAGCTCCTATTTGCTTTTGAGAGAGTCGAAGGTTAGGGGTGTCTGTATTCAATAGTGCATCAGCGGGGCCGCCACGAATCAAGCGTGGTAATGTACCAGCTAAGTTGTGCCCTGGCTTCTTAAAGTTACTAATCAGTTCTTTACCAACACCTACTGCTTGCTTTGCATTGTTACCAACTCGCATCTTCATTGCCTCTAATTTTTTGTTCATAAATATAGTTTACACCCCACGCACAGTATTGACTACCGACTTAATACCACGAGTCAGAAAATTACCATCATCAGGCGGTGGAGTTCCTGCTGCTTCAGCTGGTAGTTGCTCACCTGGGGCTTGCTCTGTCGGTGCGGTTTCTTCGGCGGGGGATTCACCAATTCCCTGCTTAGCTACATCAGCCACTTGTTGTGAGAATTGCATTACTTTCATTTGCATATCTGGCTCTAATTGCTTGAAACCATCACTCTCCACAAACATTTGGAGTGTCGCCATGTATGCCTGCTTAGGATCATCCGGCACTTCTACCTCTCTATCATTGAGGATGGACTGAATATTGCCCAACGCTTTAGAGTCAGTACCATCAAACCCACCATCGAGTATTTCATCAACATACTTATCCATGAAGAACTTGTAATACACCTGCCGTTTAGCCCATTCCTTGGGGTTAGGCTTGTCTAATCCTTCAGCAATAGAGAGTGGATCAAGCATAGGAGCCATTTGGACTGTTTCATTGCGAATAGCTTGCTTGTCTTTAGGTAAGCCAGAGCCTGCCTTCACCCGTACTTGAATACCGTCCTCAATTTTACCTCGATTCCAGTTAATGAAGCGTGTTTGTCCCTCAGAGTTTTGGAATCTGATGAGTGTCGTGTCGTCCCAGTACACTTTCATCATTTGCATCATGGCTTGGTAGAACCGCGTCATACCATCCTCAATCGAGTCAGAAATAGCTTGTAAACGACCCATATTGGCTCGTTGTGAGATAATCTCTTGTCCTAACGTCTTGACCCCACTGGACTCACCTCTAATAGGCGCATTGGCACCAAAGATATTATCTATTTCATCCCGCGCATCAAACTTATCCTGCAACACATAGGCAGGAAGCTGCGCCACTTGCAGCCGAGTCGCGGCTGCACGTACATCACCATCCACCATGATAGTCTCTCTGTGGTCACCACGAATCTTAGCCGCATCGTCTGGGCTAATCATATTAGAGTTCAATACTTTGCCACCTTCAGCTTGGTCAGCGTTATCAACTATCTGACGGCCACGCTTATTAAGCACGTCTTGTAGGTACTTAGCTTGCTCAGCCAAGGAAGTATCATCAATAATGTACTTTCCTAGGTTCAAGTGGTTGAAAATGATATAGGGCTTTTGAGGAAACTCAAAGAAGTTGAGATTTACCATATTACCCTCTTCATCTGTCTCATATTCATCGTAATTCCAGTTCGGGTTCTGTATGGCATCAAGAATGATCTTATCTAGCTTCCATGCCACTGCTTCTTGTGAGTTACCTTCCTTATCGTAGTAGGTGAACCAGACTTCGAGGTATTTAACGATCTTTTGGAGCTGCTTGTTTGTAGACTTATCGTTAATGCCATACTTTTTGTAGATTTCATCCTTCTTTTTAGGAAACTTTATAACCAGTTTCTCAATCGTTGTGGTTAAATACTCCGCAACGAGAGAAATGTCATTGGGGTCACTGGCTTCAACCTCAAATACAATCTTTTCTGGTCGTACTACATCGGCACATATCTTTCCCTCTCGGGTGCCATCAGCTCGTAGGCGTCCTTTATTGGGCTCATAGCGGTATTTCAATACACCCACTCGCTTACCAATCATCAAATGTCGGGCAATAACCCCTAATTTGGCCTTAATGTTCAAATCTTCGTAGAGAGAGAGCAACACATTACCCCCATCCAAAGCTAATTGTCGTGATTCGTCGGTGTCCTTAGCCTCTGTAACAATAGGCTCCGCTGGTTGAGACGTAATCATGGGCACTAACGTCTCTACCGCTGTAAGAATACGGTTGTTTTTGTAAGGAGTTTGGAAGTCGTCTAGCTCGTCATCTTTGTATGTCTTATTGAGATAGTAGCGTTCACCTTCTTTACGAGCGCTATCTAGTCCTAATTCCTTTTCCCACCATTTCTCTGCATCTTCAACGCGACTACCAATAATATCGGCAATTTTCTCGTCAGTAAGTTCAAGTGATAAAACTTCACCTTGGTCAGCAATAATACCTTCCTGGCGTTCTTCGTTTTCTAAACCTTCGTCTTGATTATCAAAAGTTGACATTACACAATTCTATATACTAAGTGGCAGCGTGAACACATTATGTCTAAAGGACGCGACACTGCACGCATCTCACCAGGAATAATAACATGAACATCACTGTAGTAGTTAAAAACTATGCGTCCACAATCAATACACCGCATGTCTCGGCTCTCTTTAGGAGTGCTGCCTAAGACTACAGTAACAACCTCATGGGCTGTCGTACGCAAAGGAATCATGTGGAACAGGTGAGAGTTGAACTCACGTGGTTACGCCAGCAGTAGGATGGCACAACCTTCCCGTCTGTCCCTAATGTGTTTTCCAAGACCTTGGCTTGCGATTAATGCGCTGCTTTAACTCGCTTAAATCCATCGCTGGTACCGTGTGATCAGGTGAAATAACGAGCCCATCTTTTTCTTTTTTACGCATCCCCCCTGGACGTATGATGCCACTCTCAGTATACGTCTTTTCTAAGGCAATACGCCAATAGACTGTAGCGAAGGGAAAGTCTACTTTACGACCCTCAATCTTCTTCCATGTAGGACGAGGAATACCCCGTGGTGTTTCTTCGATCGTACGGTAGATCTGCCCCCACTCAACGATATATTGTTCAAGCTCACTCACCGTGAGGTTAAAGATTATATCCTTAGCGTTCATCTCACCCACCAACTGATCAATGATTTGAGTACGATCAGACTGAACAATGTATTGCTTATCGCCTTCACCCCAGTCAATCACGCCTAAGTCTTTCTGGTCATGCACAAAGAAGTGATTAAAGACTCGCCCCCTAAATCTTTTAGCTAGCTCTCGTGGCATACGGGGATACGGCATAGCATCAATCACACAGTATGCGTTGAATCGCTTAATATCATTTGCAATTTCTTCCCAGTCCTCAGTCTCATAGACACGAAATATTCCATGGGAGTTACCAATCACTACTGTTTTAGTTACGCCATTATCCACACCTATTGCCACTTTAGTTTGTGGGTTAGTGCCAGGGGCTACACAGTCAGTGATCGTCTTTCTCGTGACTGACATATCAGGTGAGGCGTACGGAAAGCCCAAGGTGAAGTTATAGAACACTTGGGGTGTTTGCGCTTTCTTCTTCTCAATGATCTCTGTAGCTGGCTTATTAAGCATTTGGCTCATCCAATAGCCTACCCATAACCGGTCTTGATACTTTTTGACCCACTCGCCTTGTTGAATATCAAACATGGTTAGTTCCACACGACACTCAGTGCATTGGTACACTGCTCGCTCTTCATCCAAAGACTGTGGATAAAGTAGGGCTGTCCTATGACCTTTCTTACATTTCACAAACCAGTGGCGTTGATCTGATTGCTCCCAAAACTCACCTACACCATACCCTGCTACTGAGGGGTTAGAGAATGCCCACTCTGTCCGCATCTCAGGGTCAGCAGCGTCTAACCGTGAGCGATAGATACGCAATACATTCTGGTCAGCACGGTCGTACTCGTCCATGAATAAGACATCAGCACTGATCGCAATAGCCTCTGTCTCTCTAAATGCTCCACGCCAGTAAGCATAGTTATCACCGATACGCTTCAAGTTGGCATTGTTAGTCTCACCCGTGAACTTAGAGAGGATGGGGTTGTTTTCGAGAATCGGGCTCAACTTAGGAATCAAGAACTCCGCCGAGAGATTACGCGAGGGAAGAATATAGATCACATTTGCCTTACGGTACACACACCAGTGAATTGTTCTCAGTAGAGCTAAAGTACTAAACCCTAACTGTGAAGCCTTCAAGACCACGACTCGTTTCTCCCATGACATGTACAACTCGCGCAAGAAGCGATGCTGCTGAAACTCCATGGGTGTACCACGCTCACTTGTGATCTGGTGTCTCTTTATCCAGTAATACGCACTGAGAGCCTCTAAATCCGGCTCATTGTATGGCATCCTCGTCGTCTTTGATCAGATTGTTAAAGGCTTGGGCGAGAGAATGATCAAACTTGTGCTTCACCTTTATCGGCTCATCATCCTCATCACCACCAACTATTGCTTGCTTCGCTTTGCCATAGACTTGTTCCAACAAGAACTTGAGTAAATTAGTGTCTGGTCTTTCACCTTCAGTTGCCAATTGCACAGCCAAATCAACCATTTCATCCACGGCTTGCTGACTTATACGATCAGTAATACGAGGCTTAGTAAATGAGCCCTTTGGTCTACCTTTAGTGTTTCCGGATTGTCCTGGCTTAAATGGCATTGTTATTTGTTGATACTATCAGAGTCTGCTACAACAATTCTGCTTTGTAGTTCCCTCGTAGTCTTCCAATTAATAATTGTATCTGCTGGAGACAACTCTACAAGCTGAACCACCTCACAATTACTATAGTCTCCCTCAGAAATTCGTTTCAGTATTATGTCGCGAGCATCATCAACCTCAATAAGTATTTTTTCCATTATAGTTGTCTCAATTGCTCGTTATTAAAGTAGCTACTGGCGTGCTCGGGGTAGGCTTTCACAAAATCAGGGTTAGGCTTATTCCCTTTACCACTCCAAGGCTGGATCACATCTTTAGCATTCTTATCTCTATCGGCTTGTACTCTGCTTGCCTGACTCATGGTGGCAAACTCAGGCTGGTGTTTTATTTTTGTTCGTCGATCTTCTAACTGACATTGTCCACAGGGCAGTATGCCAAATCTAATGTTGACCTGCGCTACTCTCCCACAGTTACGCGGGCAAGGTGTTGTGTTTCTTTTCATAGGCCAAGCGTTGTTCTAAAGTAAGCTCTCTTTCCTTTTCTTTAAGCTGTTCGTGTTTGTATTCTTTGGGGCTAAGGTTTTTGACCACTCCCCCTCTTTGCTTAGGTTGGGGTAAGGGTTCAATTGTGCTCGTAACGCTTCCCCCTTTAATGCTAGCCAATTGTATCCCTTCGAGCGTGAAGTATGTTCGTTCATCCCCATGCTCTAAGAGAATAACATTAACAATTCTTGCATTCATTTATTGTTTCGGTGGCTCAAAATCAATTAATACATCAGTCGTCAGAGCTGAGGTAGCCACACTAATAGAGTTCTCTATACAGAGGCGTATCACCTTAACAGGGTCAATAATCCCTGCCTTTACTACATCCACAAGTTTCCCAGCCATTGCATCATAACCAAGTTTGTAGTCACTCTTTTGGGCGTGTACATCTATTAGCATTAAGTTAATCTCTGGTCGCTGTTCACCGCAGTTTTCCATTACTTTACGAAGAGGTTGCTCTAAGACTTCACGTAAGAGTTTGTCACCTTCAGTATCCCCCTTAATCGCTTGGGCTAAATGTACAAAGGTAACCCCTGAACCAGCCACATATCCCTCAGATAAAGCAGCTTGCGCGGCACCAACGGCATCTTTGACACGTTCCACCTTTTCACGGCCTTCAATTTCTGTCTTAGCTCCTACTCGAATAACAGCCACACCTGAAGTTAATTTAGCAATACGTTCTTCGTATATTTCTTTCTCTGGGTTGGTAGCTGCGATACTATAAAGTTGTCGTATGCCTGCAATCTGATCCTTCACAGCTGACTTCTTTCCCTTCCCACCGACAAACAGAGATGCTTTCTGGTCTACTACTACTTTCTCGCATTTGCCCAAGAAGTCAGCGTTAAAGGTTTTCATAAACTCTTCCATATCTAGGCCGAGTTCCTTACTGATTACCTGCCCACCAGTCAATACTGCGATGTCTTCTAAGTAACCGGCCTTATTTTCCCCATAGCCTGGCGGACGAATCACTACACAGTTGATTACGCCTTTCATTTTGTTAGCGACTAGGGTTTGCAAGGCTTCACCACCCACTTCACCT